TCTCCCTCGTGATGCCGTTGGAGCCGGCTGAAATGCTCCAATTCGTCGGCCCTGTGCCAGGCGTGCCGGCGACCACGCCTTCGCATCGTGGATTGCGCACGAGGTTGGTCCGCTGCCCTTCGATATCGAGCCGTCGCGCCAGACCTTCAAAGCGTGGGACATCGGCACCGAACTCTGCCCAAGTCGCTCCGTTTGAGCCCAAAGCGGTTGACTTGGCGCCCCCGGTCTGGGCGCGCGTCAGAGAAAATGGAGGTAGGAGGAACCCGGGACCGACGTATTCAGTTCCCAGCTGACCTCTTCCGGCTAAGAACCCCGGTCCTCTCAACATTACGGGCACTCACTCAGTGAAAGAATGCCGCCTGTTCCTGAGTCTTGAAGAGCCGAAATGACGTCACCCGGCGTCACAGCGAAATATTCTGCCACCCCAGCGGGAAGATACGTCGAAGTGGTTGTTGCTGCACCTCCGAACCCGAGGCGGCACGCCACGTTGGAACACAAGCGAACAGTGGAAACTGCAACTCCCACGGCGGAAAATGACTGTGACGATGCGGTCAAGCTGAGTTGCTGACACGTGGAAGTGTTCGGACGGAGCGCCTGAACAACTTGTTGGTTGTTGTCGCGGGCAAGGCCCATAGCCTTCACTCCTGTTTGTTTGAGACGAAGACCACGGCGATTCCGGTCGGCAGTTCTTCGCCCTCGGCTCCGGCGTGGTTGATTTGTTGTGCGGGCCGACCGTCGAGACGATCCGCAACTTCCTTGATGGCCCACGGATCACCGTTGATGGCGGCGACCGCAAGTTTCTCAGCGATTTGGTGAAGACGGATCTTGCCCTTGTGAGGGCCGGACTCGATGGCGCGATGGATGGCGAGGTTGAGCGCGTCCGCGAAGGGACGTTGGTTCCGTCCTGCCGGCTTCGAGTCCTTGGATCCTGTCGGTCGGCCTACCATTTTCGTCATCCTAAGCCGTTGTGCTTCTACTTCTTCCTCAGTTCACGCATCGCGTTGCTGAGAGAGTTGGAAGACGCCCCTTTCGAGGCGCCTCCCGACTTCGGTTTCAGGCCAGCGATGGAGAGGTCCGGCCGCTTGTCCGTGAAGACCTCCTTGCACTCGAAACCACCCTGGGAGGAGTAGGTTTCACGTGACACGATGAACCCGTTCTCGATCCTGCGGACCCTGACAGCTTCCGCACCATCACGTTTCGGCATGGTGATCCCCCTGACTCGCGGCATGACCTCTCCAGTTGGATCAGAGCTCGGCCGACGCGACGATCAGGCCCGCGCCGCCGTTGCCCTCCAGCGTGACGGCCTGACCAGCGGTGTTGGTCGCGCCGCCCGTGAGAACGCCGGTCGTCGGCGTGGACGTCGCCGCGGCCAGCGTGACGGCGGTCGGCGTGCCGGCCACGTTGATGCGGAAGGTGCCGGCCGTTGGGATGGTCATGGTCGGCGCGACCCGCATCGTGGTGCCCAGCGGAATGGAGATCTTCTGCGCCGCGGCACCAGTGGCCTGACCGACCGCGATGGCGACCGTGGCTGCCGGTTCCGGCCAGGACTGCGCATAGCGCTGGCACAGCACGACCTCAACACCAGCGAGCCGATACTCAAACGGTGTCGGGAAGGGCAGCTCCGGCGAGACCTGCTCCAGCTGGATGCCGGTGAACTGCACCCAGTCGTTGGCACCCGCGGTGCCGACCGGGGTGTAGTTGAACAGCACGCCGATCTGCGTCGCGGCGACCGGGATGCTACAGGTCACGAAGAACCGCTGCCACGCGGTCGTCAGCTGGACCGTCGAGGTGTTGGCCAGGTTGACACCCTGCTGGATCCCGCTGGGGTTGCCCGCGGCGCCACCGCCGACGTTCTGGACGGCGTTGACCGGCACGGCCAGCTGACGGTTGGAGAAGCCCGTCCAGGAACCGGCCACGGCGTTGGCCGCCGACTGGTCGGTGCCGGTGCCCGTCACCACCTGCACGCCGAGGAGGGAACCGGCCGCCGAGAAGTTGGCGCCTGCCTTCGCCCAGAAGGACAGCGTCACCTGTTGGCCCTGCAGCGGCACGGAGTTGGCGGTCTCCATGACCTGCCCGAGGTTCAGCACCGCGGTGTTCGCGTTCGCCGCGGTACGGCCGAACTGCAGGGCCTGGGAGAACTGGTTGCCCGCCGAGCTGATGTCACCAGCGGCGATCGCCTGACGGGAGACCGCGATGCTCGAGGAGGCGCCGCCGACGGCGAAGAAGCGGTCCGCGGTGTAGGTCAGGGTGTTGGCGATGGCCGCGAAGGTTGTGCCACGCGCCCAGGGGTTGGTGGAGAAGTCGCCGCCGAGCAGATTGTTCTTGAAGTTCATCCCCATCGTGCCGGCGATCTGCATGGCGGACATGGCAACCGTCTCGGGGAGGGAAGCGGCCAGGGCGGGCGGCAGGTCCAACAGGACGCTTTCGCGACCGGTCGGGATCGGCTGCCCCGGGAAGTTCTGCATCAAACCGGGCATTGTAGGCAAGCTCCTTTGTTCTGGTGGGTTGAAGCGCGGACTCGACGTCCGCCGGGTCCGCCGGGTCCGCCGGTTACCGGCCAGACTTCGGTGAAGATGCCCTCAAGTGCTGGATGGCATCGGCCAAATGACTTCGTCCGCGGCCAGCGAGATGCTGATCGTGGAACTTGTCACCAGGTTTCGCATGACGGTGGGACGTGGCACGTCGCCTCGCTCGGAAGACTTCCGAGGATTGGTGTCCATGTCGGATGGACCTTGACCTTCGATATCAGGGTTCCCGACGGGAAGACCGTATTGGCTCATGGACCCAGTCGAACTCCACCTCAAAATCGCTGATCGCCACAACACTATGCGACCCTGCGGGACTATAGCGCGGAGAAAACGTCAATAAAACACAAAAGTGCGAGGAGAAACCACAAAATGTACGCCGCCGGCCAGTGGAGAGTGAACAACTGACGCAAATGATGTGAGTCCAAAGTCACAGGTTCTTAGATACGTATTGCACCTATCTATCTTCTATGCAAGCTAAAAGAGATAAGTAGTAAAATAAGAAAAGGAAAGGATATATGATATTAGGAGGTAGGTAGGTAATAGGGGTCGCCGTATTGCCGTATCTGTATCGTAGAGAACTTATCCACTGTTTACGAGAGCCTCGCGAATAGCGTATAGTCGATTTCCGAACGTTTTCATGGAGTTGTGGACCCCATGGCTGTGCACTATGGCCTCAAGATCGGCGAGAAGCTTAAGTTGCGGACGCTCATCGATCGTGCTCTCGTAGAAGTCCGACGCCCCAAGTCCGACCGCGAGGCCATACTCCAAGCCGTCGAGTCGCTCGCCGAAGGTCTCGTGCCATTCGTCCGCCTCGCCCACGAGGACGGCCAGCTCGGCGCCAGGCGCGAAGCCGGTCGTGAGAAGGAGGTGTTCATGGTCGTCAATCAGACGACTGGCGGGACCAAGGAGATTATCGGCTGGGACGACTTGGCGACCTACGTCGGCCTGGCCAAAGCTACCTTGGCAGTATACTTCTCGCGGGCTGGCACGGGGCAAACGAGGGGCCTGGCCATCGACCGCCATGTTCGGGGCGATCCATGCACGATCATCCGGAAGACGAAGGCCGAGGTTCTGCAAGCCAAGGGGGTCGAACTGGAGCCGGTCGAGCCGAAGGCCAAGCCTTCTTACACCCCTCCGAAACCTCCCGGCAAGTACAAGACGCCATTCCCGAAAGGTCACGGGGCGGAGGAATAAATGCTGTTTACGTCAACACAAAACCTGGGCTACAGTCTCGGCTGGTCGCCCTTGCTACTTGACTGGCGGTTCCTTCCTCCCGCCTCCTGTCAGACACTCCTCAGCAAGGTGGCAGCTTGGGCGACCACCCTCCCCTTCTGGAAGCTGAGGTCCGGTGTCGGGAGCGGCAGTGCTGAGGCTGCTGTGCTACTCTCTGACAGGAACCAATGATGGCGACTCGCCCGAAACAGGTGGAAGTCAAGCTGCCCAAGAAGTCCGCGGAGACCATGGAACTTGGTCTCGCGAAGCTCGAGTCGTCGGGACTGACGATCGAGGATGCCATGGATCTAGGCATAGAGTTCCTGGATCCGGCCGAGACGCAGGCCTTGCACAAGAGCTTCAAGCCGGTGCCGAGCCTGAAGATCCCCTACTTCAATCCCTACAAGCCAGGTGAACCGCTGGCCGGGTGGCCGAAGTGGCCGCAGTTCTATCGACTGCGCTACCTCAAGAACCCCACGGACTTCGCGAGCTTGGCTAACAAGAAGCCACCGAGGTATGTCCAAGAGCCGGACTCGGGGGTCTGTGCCTACTTCCCCAAGCTCTCGACCCTCGACTGGCAGAACGTCCTCGATGATACGTGGCAACCGCTGATCATCACGGAAGGGGAGTTCAAGGCCGCGAAGGCCTGCAAGGAAGGGTTTCCGACGATCGGCCTCGGAGGCGTGTACAACTTCAAGAGCGCGAAGCTCGGCATCTCGTTCCTCGAAGAGCTTCAGCAGATCAAGTGGATCAAGCGCTACGTCTACATCGCCTACGACTCGGACTTCCGGTCGAACCCGATGGTGTGCTCGGCGCTGAACGAGATCGCTGAAGAACTCAGGCAGAGGGGCGCGATCCCCAACCTCGTGCCTCTCCCCGATGTGGTCGACGATGCCAAGACCGGGCTCGACGACTTCCTGATTGCCCGCCCGTCCGACGAGCTTGGCGCCTTGATGCGAGACGGCTCATACCCGCTGACCCTGGCGAAGAGCCTGTGGCGGCTGAACGAACAGGTCACCTACGTCTACAACCCGGGTCTCGTGATCGTCCATGAGACTGGCCAGAAGATTTCGCCCGCCCAGTTCAAGGACCACGCCTTCGCCACGGAGGACTATGTCGAGCAGGTAGTCAAGGACAACGGCAGCGTGTCGCTTCGCCCGGCGTCTGCCTCGCAGGCGTGGCTGAAGTGGCCGATGCGCCGAGAGGTGGGGAAGCTGACCTACGCGCCGGGCCGGGAGCAGATGATCATCAACGGCACGGTGATGACATCCACCTACAACACGTGGCCGGGCTGGGGTGTCGAGCCGAAGAAGGGAGACGTCAAGCCGTTCCTTCGCCTGGTCGACCACCTGTTCACCGGCGCAGATCCGGAGGCGAAGAAGTGGTTCCTCAGCTGGTGCGCATACCCCATCCAATACCCTGGGACGAAGATGTTTTCGTCGGCGGTCATCCACGGTATCCGACACGGGACTGGGAAGTCGCTGATTGGCTACACGCTTGGTCGTATCTATGGCAAGAACTTCACCGAGATCAAGCAGACCGACCTGCACGCCGGGTTCAACGAGTGGGCAGAGAACAAGCAGTTCGTCCTGGGTGACGACGTCACCGGCTCCGATCGTCGAGCCGATGCCGACATGCTCAAGAAGCTGATCACCCAGCGGGAGCTGAGGCTGAACCCGAAGTACGTGCCGAGCTATGTGGTGCCCGACTGCATCAACTATCTCTGGACGTCGAACCAGCCAGATGCCTTCTTCCTCGAGGACGACGACCGAAGGTTCTTCATCCACGAAGTCATGGTTGGCCCACTGTCTGAGGAGTTCTACGTCGACTACGACATGTGGCTCGACACCGGAGGATCCTCAGCAATCTTCCACTACCTGCAGAACTTGGACATCGGCGACTTCAACCCGTCGGCGCCGGCTTTGAGGACGGCAGCCAAGGACCGGATGACGGCGGACGTGCGATCGGACCTCGGGAGCTGGGTGCGGATGCTGATCCAGAACCCCGATGCCGTCCTTCGCGTCGGCGACATCGCCATGAAGGGAGACCTGTTCACGAACAGGCAGCTCCTGAAGATCTACGACCCCGAGCAGAGGACGAGGACCACTGCCAACGGGCTGGGTCGAGAGCTGCGTCGAGCCGGAGTACCGCAGGTCTTGGACGGCAAGCCGATCAAGACTGAGGACGGGCAGGATCGGTTCTACGTGCTGCGGAACCGGGAGAAGTGGGTCAAATCGACCTACGATCAGGTAAGGGCGTACCTCGATCTTGAGGCGAAGCCCAAGCGCGCAAAGAAGTTTTGAGGAGACCACCATGGCCGAGACGATGGGAATGATCCTGTTGATTGCTGGCATCTGGGTCAGTGCGTTCAACCCGAGGAAGGATGATCATGACGATCGACGCTAAGCTGGTAGCCGACAGCATCTCGCCGCAAGGCATTCGGCTGGTCACGATGCAGCTGCGATACCCGCGGTTCATCCATGCAGAGTTCATGACGCACCGGCAGTTCAGCCGCAATGCGTCCTCGAGCCGTGCCATTCCGGTCTCGAAGCTGATCATGGAGGCACAGCGAGACCCGGCTGTCCCGATCCACTGGGGCAAGAACCAGCCAGGGATGCAGGCCCACGAACAGCTGAACGACGCTGCTCGGGAGATGGCCAAGCAGACGTGGCTGGCGGCTCGTGACCAGGCCGTCGAGACCGCCACTGCGATGGCCGAGCTCGGTGCGCACAAGCAGCTGGTCAACCGGATCTTGGAGCCTTTCACCCACATCAGCGTGGTGGTGACGGCTACCGAGTGGTCGAACTTCTTCGCGCTGCGCCTCCACCGTGATGCCGAGCCGCATATCCGCCTGCTCGCCGCAGCGATCAAGGACGAATTCGATGCCGGCGTGCCGAACGAGCTGAGGCCCGGCGAATGGCACCTGCCCTACGTCCGGGAGGACGACCACGACAAGGTCTGGTCGGCAGATCCAGTCTTGATCGAGTACAGCAACTCGACCCGACAGGCCACGATCCTGCCGACGCTGATCAAGCTGTCTGTGGCGCGGTGCGCAAGGGTCAGCTACCTGACCCACGACGGCGAGAACCCGAAGATCTTGGACGACCTCAAGCTCTACGACCGACTCGTCGGTTCGACCCCTCTCCATGCCAGCCCAGCGGAACATCAAGCGACGCCCGACAAATGCAACAGTCCGGGTACATATGGTTATGTTGTCAGGGGAGAGTGGGAGAAGCCCAGACTCCACGGCAACCTCCGGGGCTGGATCCAGTACCGGAAGACTCTCCCCAACGAGTGCATCAACCAGTAGGAGAACGGCTATGACGGTCCGAGTCCGGCACAACCTGTGCCTCGTGATTTTCTTCGTGTTCCTCGTCCTCGTGGCGAGGGATGCTCTACCAGCGCCTCCCGCCCCGACGGACGGGGTGGAGATCGACCCAGCGATGTCGGAGTTCTTCCGGTCTCTGCAGTCACCCATCTACGGTTTTTCGTGCTGCGACGTCAGCGACTGTCGGCGGCTTCCATCCCGGCAGGTCGGCGGTGGATACCAAGTCATGATCGACCAAGGATGGGTCGACGTGCCGGATGCCGTGATCATTCGTGGCCGGGAGAACCCGGTCGGCGAGGCCGCCACCTGCTACCTGCCGCGGTACGGCATCATGTGTTTTCTTCCAGGGAGTCTGACATGACGAGCATGGTTTCCGAGTCCGACGACAAGATCCACCTGCTGCCCAAGCGGATCATCGCCGAGTTCACCGAGGATGAGCGCAAAGCGGTGGTCGAGGGCGGCGTCGTGCCGGGCCCGATCCTGCTGAAGCTCGAGGCTCTCGGGCTGGTGAAGATTTCGCCGAGGCACTGGTGGCTGACGCACTTCGGCGACTACATCAAGGAGATGATCATGAACAAGCGCGAGATGACGATCGGTGAGGCTGAAGCCTTCAAAGCAGGGGCCGAGGAGGCCAAGGCCCTGGCGCTCAAGGCCGTGGATGATGAGGCCGAACTGCCGAGTGAGCCAGGTCCGAAGATCCTGAAGGCGATTGAGGAAAACCCGGTGAATGCACTGCGCGGGACCGTGATTGCCACGAAACGCGGTATTCGTGAACGCATCGAGAAGCTGGAGATTTGACATGAAGTTCGAATGGGAATCCCCGGTTAAGGTCTCCTACACCAACTACCGCGGCGAGACCGAAGTGCGGAACATCAGACCGGAATCCATGCGATTCGGCACCAGCGAATGGCACACCGAACCGCAATGGCTTCTTCGAGCGCTCGACGTCGACAAGAACCAATATCGTGAGTTTGCTCTGAAAGATATGAGGCCCGCAGATTGAGCATTTTGTTCGTGCGCAACATAAACCCACTGTTTACGTGCTGCGCGCGAGCGCTTACAGTCGACCTTGCTGAGGGTAGTCTGACAGGAACGACGCACCTCAGCGTCTGTTCAACCCAAGAGGAGAACCACACTATGGCGCGAGCCAAGCTGATCGACGACCCCGCGGTGGCGGAGCTCGTCGAGAAGGAGAAGTCCAAGGCCCTGGCGGCCGCGGCGAAGGAGGCGAAGTCCCTCCTGCGTGACACGGTCAAGCTGGTCAAGGAGACCATCGACAGCCATGTCGGCGACGCGAAGACCGCCGGGAACAAGGACGCGGCCGGCCGTCTCAAGGCGCTGGGCGGCGACGTCCTCGCCAAGCTGAAGGACGCCGCCTGATGCGGGCGTACGAGATCACCTTCCGCGGCAAGACCAGGTACGCGGGGACGCAGTCCGACGCCAAGGCGGCGAAGGACAAGGTCCTCGAGGACGCGGGTCTCGGTCCGCGCTCGAAGGAGGCCACGGTGGAGGAGATCGACATCCCCACCGGCAAGGCCGAGCTTCTTTCCTGGATCAATGACCTGGCGGCCAAGGCCGACCCGGCCGAACCCTCGGGGGAGTGACGCGTATGGTCAGACGCTCTGAGCACGTCTCGGTCCCCAAGCCGGCCGTGGTCCAACGTTCTCAACCCACACCGATACCCGAACCCGATATGGTCAACCATCCGCCCCACTACGCGGATACCGACACCGACAACGGTATTGAGTGCATCGACGCTATCCGCGCGGCTCTCGGCACCAGCGGGTTCATCGCGTTCCTCCGCGGGCAGGTGATCAAGTACCAGTGGCGTCTCGGCAAGAAGGGCGACGCTGTCGAGGACAACCGTAAGGCGATCTGGTACGCCCAGAAGCTGGACGAGACCCTCTCGGGGGGCGAGTGAAGTCGCCATTCGAAGTGCTGGGCCTGGACGATGCGTCATCGCAAGCTGACGTGCGCCAGGCCTGGCGTCGTCTTGCAGGAATACACCATCCGGATAAAGGCGGAGACCCAGCAGAGTTCACTAAATTGACTTTGGCTTATCGCGAAGCCCTAAGTTTGGCAAGCGGCAGACCATGCCTAGAATGTAAAGGTCTGGGGTCTGTGAATGTTCAACGTGGGTTTTTCTCAGTTTCGACGTCCTGCCCCTCCTGCAAAGGATCCGGAAAACAGGACGTTTGATAACCTTGGCGGAAACCCCTCCCCTTCCGACCAAGGAGCCCCTAAACTTTCCCGAGAGCGATCTCGGGATTTTTTTGCGGAAGTTGAAAATAAGTGTTTTCAAACCCATCAATTGAGTGTAAGGTTCTCTCATCAACCAACCCGCTGAGGAGAGACTCCAATGACCACCCCGACCTACGCCCAGATCGAGCTCATGACGATCGCCCAGATGACCGTCTTCTGGAACGGTCACTGCGCGACGGTCAACAGGACGCCGATCAAGAAGTTCACCGACAAGGCGCAGGGCATTAAGCGCTGTGAGGAACTCGCCCAGTTCCTCCGCACCGAGGCCGCCAAGACGGCGGAGAAGACCACCAAGCCGGCGAAGCAGGACAAGCCGAAGACCGAGCGCAAGGCCTCCGTGTCCGGTACTTGCCAGCGGATGATCCTGGACGGTGCGTCCAATGCGGACATCTGGGCGGTGATCAAGGTCCAGTTCAATCTGGACGACGCCAAGAAGTACTACCCCACGTGGAACCGCGCCATGATGGTCCGTAAGGGCCTGATCAAGAAGGAGGGCTGAATTATGACCAGAGACGAAATGATCCGCTGGATGGAAGCCCGCGGGTGGCATGCTGAATGGACGCTGGTGCCGGACGAAGAAGTCCGGCGCTGGTTCCTCGATCTTTTGGAACAGGAGAAGATCTGATGAGCAAATCTCAAGAACGTAAAAACTGGAATGATCCCCGCTCTGTTTTGTTCCGGGCGGCGGTCAAAGGTTGGTCTTTCGAAGATGCGGCCACCATCGCAAAGCGATATGTCCGCGCGAAAGAACACGCATGGTTGCCGGAACATTTTGAGACTTTGGCCAATATGGCACGGCATGCTAATTTCAAGGAACCGGTCTAGTGCAGACGTTCCTCCCACTGCCGAGCTTCAAAGAGTCGGCCAAAGTGCTCGACTATCGCCGGCTAGGCAAGCAACGGGTCGAGGCTATGCAGATCCTCAATGTTTTGCGCGGTCGCCAAAAGACCAACGGCTGGAGGTCTCACCCGGCGGTGCTCATGTGGGTCGGCTATGAAACCGCCCTTGAGAAGTACCACGACACGATGATCGTAGAGTGGGTTTCGCGCGGTTACAACAATTCGATGCAGTTGGCCAAACCGACCGGACGGATCAAGATGCCGTGGTGGTTCGGTCACGAATGTTTTCATGCATCGCACCGTGGTAATTTGCTTCGAAAAGAGCCTGACCATTACGGTGCGTTTGGTTGGAAAGAGTCACATGACGTGCCGTACTGGTGGCCGTCTTTCGAGAACAAATCCGTTTAAGGAGGTCGAACAATGAGCAACGAGAACAATATGGTCGACAATCCCCGCAACTGGCCCGATCCGACGCGCCCAGGCGTGCCGCTGAACCCAGAACGCCCCGATTGGCATTGGGTGAACGGAAGGCCAGAGCTGTGGGCCTCAGATACTGCCGGCGGGTGGTGGGTCATATCCGGGAACTCTTATGGCGCTCGTGAGATGACTTCAAGCAGATACGGCGGGCCGTGTTTCACCTCTTCAGAGATTGCCACCCTGGTCGAGAAGGCCCGGCGCGAAGATTCAGTGTCAGTCTCAGATCTTCACAATTTACTTGCGCGTGTGGTGGCAGTGAAAGCGCGCCATGAGCGTGACTCGATATGTTGCGGGGAGTTGAACGACGATGGTGATTGCACTGCTCCGAACTGCCTGTACGGTAATGTGCAACATGCCCTGCATGACAGCGCCGCCCTGATCGTGCTCCTGACGGAGACTCGTGGACGATAACTCCCGCAAGAGTCGAGGGTAAAATTCACTGTCATTGAAAATACCTGTTTTCAAATCCGGCGCTTTGATGTAGGATGTTCTTGTTGCTGAGGAGAACGCACATGACCATCGAGATCCAGACCCGCTGCGCCGGCATCCCGTGCATTGCGCGAGTCGCCCACTATCAAAGTTTCCTTTCTTGGGGAGGCTCCGATCTGGACTACATTGAAGTTCAGTTTGAACTTCTCGACCGCCGCGGCCGCCCGGCTCCCTGGCTGGAAGCTAAGCGCAACCAGAAGATCGACGCTCAGATTGAGCAGGACATCATCAAAGGCATGGAGGGTTAGTTAATATGTTTGAAGAGAAGATCCTCGAGCGGATCAAGAAGCTCCTCGCTCTCTCGACCAGTTCCAATGAGCACGAGGCTGGTTCCGCCCTCGCCAAAGCTCAGGCCTTGATGGCGGAACACAATCTGACCGAAGGCAAGCTGCGGCTGTTCGAGATTACTCACACAGGGATTAAGTCCCGGTCCTCGGTCTCGAAGCTGAAGCGACACGAACTGGCTCTGATGAACTTGATTTCCAGAACGTTTGGTTGCAAGGTAATGTGGAAGCCGGCTCGCAGTAGCCAGGAGGACAACTGGGCTGAGTTCATCCTCGTGGGTCCGAAGTCCCAAGTGCCGGTTGCTGAATACTCGGCCCTGGTTCTCATGCGGAAGCTGGCTTCTGCCCGGTCGGAGTTCGTCTCTTCTTTGGAACCTCGGCTTGATCGTGCCACCAAGACCAAGGAGGCAGACGGCTTCTGCCTGGGGTGGATCTCCGGCATGGCGAGAACAGTCCACGCTTTCGCTGGCACGGCGGAGGATTCTAGAGCGATCGAAGAGTACATGAAGACCGAGTTTAGGGTTTCAGACAGGACGGCCGAGGCGCAGGATCGGGAGGTCGGAGTCGCAGGCTACCACGCCGGGAAGAGTTGCGGTGAGAAAGAGTCCCTGAATCGTCCAATAAATGAGAATGTGAAGAAGATGCAAATTGGAGTCAGCCCATGAAGCCCATGCTCGCCGCCCCGACGGACGGCACCAACCTCCGCTACCCGTTGATGGCCAGTCCGAAGCTGGACGGCATCCGCGCCATCGTCAAGGACGGCGTGGTCCTCAGCCGGTCGCTGAAGCCCATTCCCAACCTTCACATCCAGAAGCTCTTTGGGGTGGCGAAATCTGTCGGTCTCGCCCACTTCGAAGGCTTCGACGGCGAACTCATCGTTGGACCGCCAGGTGCGTCGGATGTCTACAACCGCACGACCTCCGGGGTCATGTCCGTCGACGGCAAGCCCGATGTCAGGTTCCACGTGTTCGACCTGGTTGTCCCCTCCTATGGGTTCCAGGACAGGTACACAGCATTGAAAGACAGGATCCGTCGAGGACCCGCCTGTCCTGTATCGTTGCTCGCGCACAAGGTCTTGAGGTCCGAAGAGGATTTGGTCGAGTACGAGGCCAAGCAGCTCATCCTCGGCTTTGAGGGTGTGATGCTCCGAGACCCGAACGGCCTGTACAAGCACGGGCGATCGACTCTCAAGGAGCAAGGTCTCCTGAAGCTGAAGCGGTTCGCCGACAGCGAGGCCACGATCATCGGCGTCATCGAGCTGATGGAGAACACCAACGAGTCGGTGCGCAACGCGCTCGGCTATCTGGAGAAGTCCACCAAGAAGGCGGGTAAGGTCGGCAAGGGGATGCTCGGCGCCCTGCAAGTCCGAGACCTGAAGACCGGCGTGGAGTTCGAGGTGGGTAGCGGCTTCACCGAGGTGCAGCGGCGAGACCTGTGGCTCTGGTTCCAGACCGGCCACAACGGGAACCACGACGAGTCTCTGGAAGGCAGGGTCATCAAGTACAAGTACCAGCCGGTGGGCGTCAAGGAGAAGCCGCGATTCCCGGTCTTCCTCGGTTTCCGCGCCGAGGGGGACATGTGATCGCAAAATAATGCGCGAGCCTTGAAAATAGGTGTTTACAGCCCCTGGGTCAGAGATTAGGATGCTTTTGTTCAGAGGGCATCCCGCCCCTGCT